TCACGGGGCTGACCGATGAGCAGATCGAAAAGTACAAGGCGCTTTTCTGGACGCCTGAGCTTTTTATCCCGACACCGAACGGCATGGTGGTGCTGCACATCGTGGACTGACCACATCAGGGGCAGGGCTTCGGCTCTGCTCCGCGCCTTCGGGCAACGGAATAATATGTACAACATTCGGCGAAAAATCGACCTGCACATTCTGGTAGTTTAGCCGCTTGCTATTCCGGGGAGATCATGGTAATATGTGACACAACGGAAGGGCAAACGCCCTGCCGAATAAAACAAATGGAGGATTCCACCATGAACTTTTTTGAGACCGAGCTGAAGAAGATGACCGCAAAGGTCAGCCTGCTGAAGAACGCCAAGCTGGTAGGCAGAGCTTGCATCGCCCGCCTGACCGACACCACGACGGTTAAGGCGACCTTCACAACGCTGGGGGTTGCGGAAAACTACCCCGCGATCCGAATCACAGTGCTGAACCGCAGCGAGGGCAAGGTTGACGAAATCACCATCCGCTTTAGCGATCACTGGGCAAGCAAAGACGTCATTCATGCCTGGACCTACCGCGGGGAAAGCGAATGGTACAACTACCGCCCAACTGCAGCAGACTACAACAAAATGGCAAAGGCGATCAGCGACTACCTTGAAAACTTCGCCGACTGAAAAACGAGCCGCCCTTCTACGGAGGGGCGGCATCCCCGAAAGGAGCGCATACATGGATAACGCAACAAGAAACGCACTGGAGCAGATCGCCAAAGAAGAATCCTACGGCATCAGGTTTGTGGGTGGGCTGACACCCTACGGTGATTCAGATGATGAGCATGACGAGACCAACGCCGAGCATAACTTCCCCGGCATCAGCCTGCGGGAGGTCAGCCGGATGCTGGAACGCGCCTACGAGCTGGGAAGGGACAGCAAGTACTGACTTGCGCCACGTTCGTCCGTGTGGGGCTTACGGTCTTTCAGCGGATAACTTGCCCCGCGATGAAAGCCGCCCACACGGCGCGTTTGTGTGCCACCTATGGCAAGGAATAATATGTACAACAAACGCCTAAAAATCGCCTTGCACATTCTGGTAGTTTAGCCGCTTGATATAAATCGGAACCTATGGTAATATGGGTACAACGGAAGGGGCAGACAGCCCACCGGAATACAGAACACGGAGGAATACACCATGTGGACACAGGGCACGATCAATTACAACGGAAGAGCATACCGCTACAGCGTAAAGCACTTCGAGGAACCCAGCGAGTTCGGCTACAACGAGGGCAGAGCCTCGAAGATCTGGATCGAGCGGAACGGCGAGACGGTCTTCAACTACGACCGCGGGATGGATATCAAGGCAGCGGATAAAGACACCAAGGCAGTCCTCCAGATGCTCCTTGACAAGTTCAACTGAAGAAAACGGACGGCGGGCGGCAGCATAAAGCCGCCCCATCTCCCGCCGAAAGGGGGTGAGAACGATGGGAGCAATCAGCGATATTTATCGCGGCAAAATCAGCGCACCGACCGAAATCACGGTCAATGCCGCTGAGTTCGATGCATTGAGTAAGCATGCCGAGCAGCTTTTCGAGTCGTTGAAAAAGCAGTTGTCCGAAGATGCGGCGAAAGACCTGGAGGAACTGGTGGATATTCACCACCAGATGGAAGCAATTTCTTCCGAGGACAGCTACACAAAAGGATTTCGGAACGGTGCGGCGATCATGCTTGATGCGTTGAACAAGTAAACATGGTGGTTTCATACATAGGAGAGGCTTGCAGTTTTGCAGGCCTTTTCTTTATGCAGATTTTTTGAGGAAGGAGTGATGCGGATGGCTCAGAGAGGCAGAAAACCGACACCGACAGCGATCAAGGAACTGGAAGGCAATCCGGGCAAGCGTCCGCTGAATGATGCAGAGCCGAAGCCGGAACGCAAAGCGCCGCCTTGTCCGAAGTGGCTGGAGCCCGAAGCGAAAAAGGAATGGCGCAGGCTATCGAAACAACTGGAACAGATCGGCGTGCTGACCGAGGTCGATCAGGCGGCATTCGCATCGTACTGTCAGGCATACGCCCGTCGGAAAGAAGCCGAGGAATTTATGACACAGCACGGCACTATCGTGAAAACGAAGTCCGGCTACTGGCAGCAAGTTCCCCAAGTATCCATTGCACAGACTTATCTGAAAATTATGAATAAGATCGCAGAGCAGTTCGGTCTGACTCCGGCGGCAAGAAGCAGAATCACGGCAGGTGCGGATATGAAAAACGCCGCTGTTGACGATATGGATGAACTTCTCGGAGGTGGCTGATGGCAAGAACAGCAAAAGCAAGAGAAAGACCTGCGAACTATCCGAAACTCACCGACTATCAGCCCACACGCTTCATGCTGACGGATTCCCATTATGATGAGGCAAAAGCGGACAGGGCTGTTCGTTTTATCGAAAACCTCTGCCACACCAAAGGCCGATGGGCAGGCAAACCGTTCTGGCTCTTGCCGTGGCAGGAGCAGATCATCCGGGATATTTTCGGTGTGGTCAAGGAAGATGACACCCGGCAGTTTCGTACAGCCTATGTTGAGATCCCGAAGAAAAATGGAAAGTCTGAGCTTGCGGCGGCGATCGCGCTATATCTCCTGTACGCCGACAACGAGCCATCCGCAGAAGTCTACGGCGCAGCGGCTGACCGACAGCAGGCGTCAATCGTTTTTGACGTTGCAAAGCGCATGGTCGAAATGACACCGGCGCTTCTGAAACGCTCCAAGATCATGGCTGCGACAAAGCGGCTGGTGAATTACTCCAATGTGGGATTCTATCAGGTGCTTTCAGCGGAAGTCGGTACCAAGCACGGTCTGAATGTATCCGGTCTGGTGCTTGACGAGCTTCACGCGCAGCCGAACCGCAGCCTTGTGGATGTTCTCACAAAGGGCTCCGGTGATGCGCGAACGCAGCCGCTGTACTTCCTGATCACCACCGCCGGCACTGACCGCAACAGCATCTGCTACGAATATCACACCAAAGCAAAAGATATCCTGGACGGCAGACGCATCGACCCTTCCTTCTATCCTGTTATATACGGCTTGAACGATGATGACGACTGGAATGCCGAGGAATCGTGGTATAAGGCGAATCCGTCACTTGGATACACCATCACCATTGACCGTGTCCGGGATGCGCACCGTGAGGCGCTGACCAATCCTGCGGAAGAAAATGTATTCCGTCAGCTGAGACTCGACCAGTGGGTCGGCAGTGTCGTTGCGTGGATTCCGGAGCATATCTACGACAGGGGCAATCTTCCTATTGACCTCGAATCCCTGCGCGGACGTGAGTGCTATGCCGGACTTGACCTGTCGAGTACGAGTGACATTACCGCTTTCGTAATGGTATTCCCTCCGCTGCATGAGGGCGAGAAATACATCGTTGTCCCGCATTTCTGGCTGCCGAGAGAAACACTCGACCTGCGTGTGCGGCGCGACCATGTTCCCTACGATGTCTGGGAGCGCATGGGGCTGTTTCATGTGACTGACGGCAATGTGGTGGATTACAATTTCGTGCGGAAAACGATCAATGAACTGCACACGATGTATAACATCAAGGAGATCGCAGCCGACCGCTGGAATGCTACACAGCTGATCACAGACCTTGAGGGCGACGGATTTACCGTTGTGCCGATGGGCATGGGCTTCAAGGATATGTCACCGCCGATGAAGGAGCTGTACAAGCTCATACTCGAAGGTATGTTCGTTCACGGCGGCAATCCCGTTCTCAGATGGATGGCAGGAAATGTGGTCGCTGAAATTGATGCGGCGGAGAATATAAAACCGAGCAAAAAGAAAAGTACTGAGAAAATCGACGGCATTGTCGCATGGATCATGGCGCTTGACAGAGTGATCCGTCATGAAATGCAGGGCAGTGTCTATGATGAACCCGATCATGACCTGATCGTTTTATAGGAGGGATGCAGATGGGCTTACTCAACTGGCTCGGCTTCAATAAGCCGAGAGATGCTCCGTCACTGCCGGATATCCGGGACAATGTACGCGATTCCGGTAATCTGTTTGTATTCGGCATGACACACAGCGGAGAGCGTGTAGATGAGCGCACCGCAATGCAGATCGTTACCGTGTACGCCTGCGTAAGACTGCTGTCAAATACTATCGCAGGGCTACCGCTGCATCTGTACAGATATACAGGTGCCGGTGAGGATAAGGAACGCGCCACCGATCATCCGCTGTATAAGATACTCTACCGGCAGCCTAATCCGGAAATGAGTTCATTTTCATTCTGGGAGGCGCTCATGTGCCACCTTTTATTATGGGGCAATGCTTATGCACAGATCGTCCGGGACGGCAAGAACGAGATCCTCGGTCTGTATCCGCTGCTGCCGGAAAACATGGAGATCGACCGTGACCCGAAAAGCGGCGACTTGTTTTACACCTACCACGCATACACCGATGAAAAACCGGGAGAACATGACAAGGATATCATCTTTCAGAGAGACGAGATTCTGCACATCCCCGGTCTGGGATTCAACGGACTTGTGGGATTTTCACCCATTGCCATGATGAAAAATGCACTGGGCGCAGCAATGGCGGTGGAGCGTTACGGCAGTGCCTTCTTCAAAAACGGAGCGCAGCCTGCCGGTGTTCTCGAACATCCGGGCGTACTAAAAAATCCCGAAAAGATCCGTGAAAACTGGACGAGAGTGTACGGCGGTTCCCGCAATGCGCACCGCATCGCAGTTCTCGAGGAAGGTATGCAGTATAAACCGATATCTCTGCCGCCGGAGGATTCGCAGTTCCTTTCTACTAGGGAATTCGATGTAGAGGAGATCTGCCGTATGTTTCAGGTGCCGCCGCATCTGGTACAGGACTTGAAACGCAGTACCTTCAATAACATCGAGCATCAGGGCATCGCATTTGTGCAGTATTCGCTCATGCCATGGATCATCCGCATTGAAAAAGGCATCATCAAAGACCTTCTGCTGGAAGAGGAACAAGATGTATATTTCCCGAAATTCAATGTGGACGGCCTGATGCGCGGAGATTACCAGAGCAGAATGAACGCTTATGCGATCGGTGTCGGCAACGGCTTTATGTCGCCGAACGATGTGCGCAGGCTTGAAAACATGGATCTCATTCCGCACGATCTCGGCGGTGATGATTATTACCTCAATGGCAGCTATAACAAGCTGCAGGATGCAGGTGCCGCATACGACCTGGACGAGCCGGAGGAAGATGGCACTGAGGAACAGACAGATACGGAAAATACACCGGAAGAAGAAACCGATGACCGTTTCCTGCGTAAGAAACGCAGGAAGAAAGTACGAAACGGAGGGATGTAAATGTCGAAATTCTGGGACTATATTCACGATGACAGCGGCGGCAGAGTGCTTCGCCTGGAGGGACCGATCGACTCGGATTCCTTCTGGGGTGACGAAATCACGCCGCAGGATTTCAGAGACGAGCTGTATGCCGAAGACGGCGACCTCACACTCTGGATCAATTCACCGGGCGGCAATGTCTTCGCCGCTGCGGAGATCTACACAATGATCCGTGACTATCCGCACAATGTTAATGTCAGAATCGCAAGCATCGCTGCATCAGCGGCAAGTGTGATCGCAATGGCAGGCAATACCGTGCAGATGTCTCCCACCGCACTTCTCATGATCCATGATCCTTCTACCATTGCTTTCGGCAACGCAAAGGACATGGAAAAAGCCATTGCAACACTGAATGAGGTCAAGGAGAGCATCATCAACGCCTATGCGGCAAAAACCGGACTCAGCAGAAACCGCATCAGTAAGCTCATGTCCGACGAAACTTGGATCAATGCGAAAAAGGCGGTCGAGCTGGGCTTTGCAGATGAGATTCTGTTCGATGAAAAGCCCAAGCCGGACAAGAAGGAGGATGAGCCTGACGATCCGGAAGAGCCTGAGAAGCCCGATGAGGAAGGCGGTGACGATGAGGGCGATGAAAAGAAAGAGACCGAAAAGAAGCCGTTCAAGCTGGACATCGGCGATGCCCTTTGGGAGTACAGTACCCGTGTCATGGGACAGACCATCCTGGGAAAGATCACTGCAACCGCAGACAAAGCCGACACGGACGACACTCCCGATGACAAAACTGATGTACCGAAACCTTCCGAGGAAGGGCTGACCGCACCGACAGTTACTGTGCCGGATATGCCTGTGATCGGCATGGACGGTAAAACCGCAGACGGCGCAATGCCGTATGAAATTCTGAAACAGCAGCTTGCTTTCATGAGATAAGCAGGCTGTATTTTTATGACCGCCGGATATATCCGGCAGAAACGGAGAAAAAGATATGAGCAAGATCATGGAACTTCGCAGCAAGCGTAATACCCTGTGGGAGCAGACAAAGGCATTCCTCGAAAAGCACCGTGGTGAGAACGGTCTCGTGGAGGCTTCCGCAGTGGAGCAGTACAACAAAATGGCCGGTGAGGTGCAGGCACTGGGTGCTGAGATCGAGCGTCTGGAACAGCAGGCCGCCCTCGATGCGGCGCTTTCCGTACCGACCAGCAAGCCTGTCACCAACGCTCCCGGTACCAAGTCCACGCCGCCCACAAACCCGACCGCGACAGACGAGTACAAGTCCGCCTTCTGGGACATGATCCGCAACAAGGGCGATCAGCTTGCAGTCCGCAACGCGCTCTCTGTCGGTGAGGACACCGAGGGCGGCTACACTGTCCCTGACGAGTTCGAGCGCCGTCTGATTCAGGCACTGGAGGAGAACAACATCTTCCGCCAGATGGCAACGGTCATCAAGACCAACAGCGGCACTCGCAAGATCCCGATCGCCAACGATACGATGGAGGCACAGTGGATCGATGAGGGTGAGGAGATCCCGGAGACCGACACTCGTTTCGGTCAGACGACCCTCTCCGCATACAAGCTCGGTACAATGATCAAGATCAGCAACGAGCTTCTGCACGATTCCGCCTTCGACCTCGCATCGTATATCGCTGCACGTTTCGGTGTGGCAATGGGTAATGCCGAGGAGCGTGCGTTCTTCACAGGTGACGGCGACAAAAAGCCCCTCGGTATTCTCGATGAGACCGGCGGTGCAGAGCTGGGCGTGACTGCAGCATCTCAGACGGCTATCACCTTCGATGAGATCTTTGATCTCTACTACAGCCTGAAGTCTCCCTACCGCCGTAACGCACAGTTCGTCTGCAACGAGACCATCCTGCTTCAGCTCATGAAGCTGAAGGACAAGAACGACAACTACCTCTGGAAGCCGTCTCTCGATATCGCAAAGCCGGACACTCTGCTCGGCAGACCGATCCGCACCAGCTCTTTCATGCCCGGTATCGCCAAGGGCGAGCGTGTTCTCCTCTTCGGCGACATGAAGAATTACTGGGTGGCTGACCGTCAGAACCGCACCTTCCGCCGTCTCAATGAGCTGTATGCCCGCACCGATCAGGTCGGCTTCCTCACCACACAGCGTGTGGACGGCAGACTGATCCTGCCGGAGTCCGTGAAGGTCCTCAAGATGGCAGGCACCAAGTCCAACACCACGGGTGGCGGCACGACTGGCGGTAATACCGGCGGCAACGGCTGATAAGAACGGAGGGCAGATCAATGAATCTGATCTCACTGCCTGAAACAAAAAACTACCTCCGTGTTGACCACTGTGAGGATGACAAGCTCATCCTCACTCTGATCGATACGGCGCAGCGGCTCGTGATGGATGTGGGGCGCATGAATGAAAAGCAGTTAGCGGAAAATGAGGAAACCTCCCGGCAGGCTATGCTGTATACTGTTTCTTACCTCTATGAAAACCGCAATACTGCTGATTATCATGCGCTGACGCTGACACTCAGGGCGCTGTTATTCGCACAGAGGGAGGGCATCGTCTGATGGAGATCGGGAAACTGAATCAGCGGATCGCCATCCTCGAAAATCATG